TCATAAATCATTTTAAAAAATATGGGGTATCAGAATATACTTTTATAAATGCAATAGATGGATCTTCAGAAGACCTAAGCAAGACAATCAGTAACCTTAGCCAGCTTAATGTTTCAAAAAATGAAATATCTTGCGGAATGTCTCACCTTAAAGCTATTGGTGAGTGGCTAAAAAATTCTGATTCAGAGTATGCAATTATTATGGAAGATGATGCAAGTCTTGAAACTATAGATTTTTGGGACTTTACCTGGGATGATTTTTTAAAATCAGTAAATAAAAAATATGACATCTTACAGCTGGCCATAACAAATAATTTTGTAATTAATACAAGGCTTCACCTTAGAGAAACATTAGACTGGTGTGCAGCGGTATATTTAATAAAAAGACCATTTGCTGAACAACTAGTAAAAAAATATATAAAAGATGGCAAATATACATTTAGTACAAATAGAATGAAATCTGTTCCAGAAGGCATAGTTTACACAGGAAGCCTTTGCTATTCAATACCCCTTTTTACATATACTACTCAATTTGAGTCTTCACTTAATCAGTCTCATGTAAACACTATGCATATGAGCTCTAGGAATCAGACATTGCATTACTGGCAAAACAACTCTATGTTTAAATTAGATTTATTATAAATAAATATGATATAATTTCAACATGGCCAGATTACCGATTTCCACCGTAAAGACTAAGTTTCAAACAGGTGACAGACCCACCGAGCAAGACTATGTAGACTTAATTGATAGTCTTTCTGCACAAGCAACCGATCTTGGAACGCTTGGAAATAATGAAAATACAATAACTGGAATTGAAAGCGCCACAGTTGTGGATAATTTTGATGCAACTGCATGGAGAATGGTTAAATATATTATCTCAATAGCTAAAACATCATCTGGAGATAATAAATTTTATGCAACAGAATTGACCATACTTGTTGATGGTACAGATGTAAATGTATCTGAGTATGGAACAATAGACAATGATGGGAATATTGGCACCGTTACTGTCTCTCGTGTAGGTAGCACAGTCAATCTAACTGTGACACCTGTAGTGGGGATTACGCCTATAACAGTTCGTTATGCACGAATTGGCCTAAAGGCTTAAACTACAAGGAGATAAAATGGCTACAGTCAACAAAGACTTTAAAATCAAAAATGGTCTTATCGTTGAAGGTGCAAATGGTACCATCAATGGATATGACATTCTTACAAAAGATTCAGCTGATCAACAATATATTGTTGGTCTTATAGGTGGATCTGCAAATTCAGAAGCAGTTGCAAATGCAGTTGTTATTCGTGATGGATTTGCAAACTTTGCTGCAAATGTTATTACAGCAGATTTAGTTGGTGATGTAACTGGTCAGGTATCAGATATATCAAACCACGATACAGACGATTTATCAGAAGGCACAACCAATCTTTACTTTTCAAATAGTCGTGCTATAGATGCACTTGTTGCTCCATTAACACTTGGAAATAATGTTAATATAACTGTTACTTTTGATCCAATTGCTGATCGCTTTACTTTTGAAGCAGAAAATGGTGTAGCAGATTCTACAACAGATGATCTTGACGAGGGATCAAATAATTTATACTTCTCAAATACAAGAGTTCATAATACTCTTAGTGCTGGAGAAGGTCTTCAATACAATGGTTCTGGGCAATTCAGTGCTCACCTTGGATATGGATTAGAAATATCAAACAATGCAATTCGCATTGACGATGATGTTATTGCAACAGACGCAGATGTTTCTTCTGCAATTTCAACACATAACGTATCGTCTAACGTTCACGGCGTTACTGGAAATGTTGTTGGTACAACAGATGCACAGACACTTTCCAACAAAACTCTTGGATCAAACCTTGATGCAAATAACAATACTATAACAAATCTCAAAGCTCCAGGTCAATCAACAGATGCTGCTACAAAGGGCTATGTTGATGCTGTTTCCGAAGGTCTACATATTCATCCTTCTGCAGTTGCTGCAACAACAGCAAATATTAATCTTGCAACAGACCTTGAGAATGGTGACATTCTTGATGGTGTAACGCTTGCTACTGGAAATCGTGTTCTTGTTAAGAATCAGAGCACAGCTTCTCAGAACGGTATTTATGTTGTTCAAGCATCTGGTGCAGCAGTTCGTGCAGCGGATTTTGATGCCCCAGCAGAAGTTGATGGCGGTGACTTTATATTTGTAACTGGTGGTGATACAAATGCAGATACTGGTTGGGTACAGACATCTGAGCTTGTTGCAACAATTGGAGTAGATCCAATCTACTTTACACAGTTCTCTGGTGCAGGAACATATCTTGCAGGATTTGGTCTTTATCTTGATGGTAATACCTTTAATGCAAATTCAAACGTTCTTGCAACAATCAACTATGTTGGTTCAGAAATTGATGCACACGTTGCCGTTCACTCCAATGTTCACGGAGTAACTGGTGATGTTGTTGGCACAACTGATAGTCAGACTCTTTCAAATAAAACTCTTGGAAATAGTGTTGTTCTTGGAGCAGATCTTGATGCAGTTAATTCATATACTATCAAGAATCTTGAAGAGCCTGCTAATAATCAGGATGCTGCTACAAAGTTCTATGTAGATAATGCAATTGCTGGAGTTGGAAACACAATATCTGGTCTTGATACAGACGATATTGCTGAAGGTGCAAATAACCTTTACTTCACAAATGCTCGTGCAGAAGCTGCAATAGCAAACCTTGATACTGGCGATTTGTTTGAAGGAACAAACCTTTACTTCACAAATGCTCGTGCAGAAGCTGCAATGGTTACACCATTAACAACTGGTACACAAACAAATATTAGTGTTACATATAGTGCACTTACTGGAACATATTCGTTTGTTGCAGAAAATGGTGTAGCTGACTCTACAACGTCCGATCTTACTGAAGGAACAAATCTTTACTTCACTAATGCTCGTGCAGTTGCAGCTCTTCAGGCAGTAGTTCCAAACTTTACTGAGATTGATATTAATAATGCTGCAACACAGGTTGCTGCAACAACTGGAACTATTCCTTCAGCAAGTCAGGTTACCGCATTCTCTTGGCCAAAGGCATCATACCGATCTGCTGAATTCTTGGTCAAGACAGCATATAGCACACACACAGAGGTTTCCAAAGTTATATTAACAATGGATACATCTGACAATATTGCAATCACAGAATATGCAATAGTTGGTACAAATGGTTCTGCTTCTACAATTACTGCTGATGTTAGCGGTAGTGATGCAAGACTACGAGTTACAACTCTTAATAATAACTCAACAGTTACCGTAGTCGGAACACTGTTAGTATAATTTAGAATAAAGGAGAACCAGTGGCTACAGTTAACAAAGACTTTAAGATAAAAAATGGTCTTATTGTTGGTGGCGGAGGTAATTTTACAGGCACTGTAACAGTTGCTACCCCAACACTTGGAACACATGCAACAACTAAAGACTATGTTGATCAGCTCACTGGTTCTCCATCTATTCCAGTCGGAAATACTGCTCCAGCTTCTCCAGAAAATGGAGATTTGTGGTTTGATTCATTAACTGAAAGAGTTCATGTATATTATTCAAATACTTGGGTAGCAATAGCAACTCTTGAAGATGCTGAAGTTTTACAAGATCACATCCACGATACATCCATTGAAGGGTCTGGACTTATAGTAAGTACATTTGTTAGTGGTGGGGCATATAATGAGCCAGGGTATTTAGTAAGTGGTGGTTTATATAATACAAATAGTTTTGAAGCAACATGGGATGGTGGAATAGCAATAGATAATTTTAACTAATTATCTGTTATAATATACACATATTATCATACGGAGGATAATAATGGCAACAAGAATGCAACAGCGCAGAGGTACTGCAGCTCAATGGACTAGCGCCAACCCAATATTAAATGCTGGCGAAATTGGTTACGAAACAGATACAAACCAGTTTAAGATTGGTGATGGAACCAATCACTGGGCAGATCTTTCATACTTTATTGATGAAACAGCATTAAGCACTTCGCTTGGGGACTATGTTGAGACAAGCCTCCTTGGTGTTGCCAATGGTGTTGCTACTCTTAACTCTCTTGGAAAAATTGAATCCTCCCAAATTCCAAACATTGATGAGCTTGCACAAGATGCAGTTGACTCAGCACTTGTTGCTGGAACTGGTTTAACAAAGCTATATTCTGATAATGCAAATACCATAACATTAGCTATTGATGGAAATGTCATTACTGGATCAGATCCACAGCAACTACTAAACAAAACAATTGTGTTGGCTAATAATACAGTATCAGGTACACTTGCAGACTTTAATTTAGCCATGACCGATGCAGATTTTGCAACACTTGCAGGAGCTGAAACACTAACAAATAAAACAATTAGTAGTGCAAATAACACGGTTTCTTTAGTTGCAAACACAATTTCAGATTTTGCAGAGGCAGCAGTTGATGCAGCTGCTAACGCACTGACCTCTGGATCACATACAAACATTTCTGTTTCATATAATGATGAAAATGGAACAATAAGCATTACGGCTGCTCCAGGTTATTCTAATGAGGATGCACAGGATGCCGTTGGAGGTTCAGTCGGTAACGGATTAACTTATAATGATACAAGTGGTTCAATTTATGTTGATACCACCGTTATTCAAGCACGTATAGCAAATGTTTCCGATACAGAAATTGGATACCTTCAAAATGTTACATCTGACATTCAAACCCAGCTAGATGCTAAAGCAGAAACATCAGCACTCTCTAACCATGAATCAGATACAACAAATATTCACGGTATTGCTAATACAGCAGTACTTGTTACACTTAATGGTAGCGAAACTCTTAATAATAAGTCTATCAATCTAGCAAATAATACTATTACAGGTACTGTTGCACAATTTAATAGCGCTCTTTCTGATGATAACTTTGCAACACTTACAGGTACTGAAACATTGACAAATAAAACATTATCAAATCCAACAGTCACTGTAGCAATTTCTTCGCAATCAACAATAGTTGAGCCACAAGCAGATACAGTTATAGCTTTTGATAACTATGGTGCTAACTATTTAACAATTAATAATGGAAATGGAGCATTTGGAAACGGAAGCCTAAGTACTAATGGGCTGGTTGGAAAACAGATAGTCGTTTCTGGTGGTCCATCAGGAAACGGTACATATACAATTGCTACAATAGAATCACAAGATAGCAATTCTTTATATACAACAGTTGTAGAGTCTGTTCCATCAAATTATCAGTATGATTATTATACAGTTTCTATTATTGGAACTACTTCATCAAATGCAACAATTTCTTCAACAGAGATTTCTTATCTTGATGGCATAACATCAAATGTGCAGGCACAGCTAGATGCAAAGGCTCCTCTAGCATCTCCAACATTTACGGGTAATGCTGTATTTACAGGAAATATTGAGATTGACCAAAATCTAACAGTTGACGGCAATTTCATAGTAAATGGATCAAATGTTCTTGTTTCTGCTACACAGATTCAGATTGAAGATAGCTTGTTACAACTTGCTCATGAAAATGCAAATAATACAGTTGACCTTGGTCTTGTTGTAGCATACAATGATGGTACAGCAAAGCATGCAGGTATTGTAAGAGATGTATCTGCAAGCACATGGAAACTATTCAAGGATGTTACAGATGAGCCATCAACCACTGTAAACTTTACACAGGGATCTCTTGATGATCTTCAGGTTGCAGGACTAACTGCTACATCTCTTACCATGGGAAATGTTACAGCAACAGAATTCGGATATCTTGATGGAGTAACATCCGCAATTCAAACGCAGATTGATGGAAAAATTTCTGCATCAAGCACCAATACGCTTACAAATAAAACATTAAATCTTGCTAATAACACTGTAAGTGGAACTATAGCACAATTCAACACAGCGTTATCAGATGCAGACTTTGCAACACTTGCTGGCACAGAAACACTAAGTGGAAAAACATTATCTAGTGCTATCCTAAGTGGAACATTAACTGCTAATAATAGCGTTGGAGCTAGTGGTCAGTACCTAGAGTCAACTGGAACTGGAGTTCGTTGGACCTCAGTATCAGGATATTCCGCCCCAACACTTGGCTCAACGTCAATTGCCTCTGGCGCAACCGTATCTACAGTTGATGCCCTGACTCTTACTAATTCTAGAGTTCAGTTGGCAATGAATGCACAAACTGGAACAGCATATACATTAGTTGTTGGTGATGCATCAAATAAATGGGTCACATGTTCTAATACTGGTGCAATCACCGTTACGGTTCCACCATCAGTATTCTCTGTTGGAGATACGATCTCTATACAACAAATTAATACTGGTCAAGTTACATTTGCTGCAGGATCTGGTGTAACAATCACATCTGCAGGAGCTTCAACAGCTGCTCCAAAGATTAGAACTCGTTACTCATCTGCAACTGTTATCTGTGTGGCAAGTAACAACTTCACAATTATTGGTGATATAGTTTAATATAAATTAAATAAAAAACATTAACACGCTCTTAACAGGGCGTGTTTTTGTTTTGTTGTAATCTATGCTATACTTAGGTACTACTTTGAAAATTACAAAGTACTCATATTATTTTTTATACGAAAGGTTTTTAAATGTCAGATATTTTTTCATTCCGTCTTGTAGAAGATTTTGTTAATAAATATAGCAATATGGAACCACCATTTGGTTTTGCTGATGCTGGTGGTAATTCCCTTGGTGAAATAACATTTATTAGAACCTATTCTAGGGTAAAAGAAGACGGTACAAAAGAGCGCTGGCATGAAGTTTGTAAACGTGTAATTGAAGGTATGTATTCTGTACAAAAAAACCATGCTAAAGAAAATCGTCTTCCTTGGAATGATAACAAGGCTCAAAAATCAGCACAAGAGGCTTTTGACCGTATGTTTAATTTGAAGTGGACACCACCAGGGCGTGGTATGTGGGCATTTGGCACCCCAATGACAATGGAAAAGCGTAATTCTGCTGCCCTTCAAAACTGTGCAATGGTATCTACAAAAGACCTTGATAAGAATGACCCAGGAGCTCTTTTTGCTTGGGTAATGGATGCTTTAATGCTAGGTATCGGTGTAGGTTTTGATACTGTTGGGTCAGAGAAAAAGTTTTCCATATACGATCCATCAGAGCCACCGTTTGTATATGAAATTCCAGATACTCGTGAAGGCTGGGTGGAGTCAGTAAGAATGCTACTTAATTCTTATTTAAGACCAAATCAAGCTATTCAAGAGTTTCGTTATGACCTTATCCGTCCTTTAGGAGCCCCTATAAAAGGCTTTGGAGGGGTCGCTAGCGGTCCACAACCATTGATTGATCTCCACAATCGTATTCGTACTGTAATTGGCGGTAGAGCAGGAGAAACCCTTGATAGCCGTGCTATTGTAGATATAGTAAATCTTATCGGCACATGTGTTGTTTCTGGAAATGTTCGTCGTTCAGCTACCCTTGCTCTAGGTGCTGCTGGCGATGAAGATTTTATTAATCTTAAAAATGCAGAAGTGTTTCCAGACCGCAACTCTTTTGATCCAAAAAATCCAGGATGGGCATGGATGAGTAATAATTCTATTTCTGCAGAAGTAGGAACAAGATACGAAGACTATGTTGATCTTATTGCAAACAATGGAGAGCCAGGATTTATTTGGCTTGATGTCGCTCGTAATTTTGGTAGACTTGCAGATCCAGCAGACGGGAAAGACTATCGTGTAATGGGCTTTAACCCATGTGCCGAGCAACCACTTGAATCATATGAGCTTTGTACACTTGTTGAAGTTCACTTGAATCGTCATGATTCCAAGGAAGATTTCTTACGTACATTAAAGTTTGCATATTTATATGGTAAGAGCGTAACTCTCATTCCAACTCACTGGCAACAAACAAACGGTATTATGCAAAGAAATCGTCGCATCGGAACATCCCTTACTGGTATTGCCTCTTTTGCAGACAAAAAAGGTTTGCCAGCAGTTCGTGATTGGATGGACGAAGGATATAAGACAATTCGTAAATATGATCATTCATATTCTGAATGGCTTTGTGTTCGTGAATCTATTCGTGTTACAACTGTGAAGCCGTCTGGTTCTGTGTCAATTCTTTCTGGTGCTACCCCTGGGGTTCACTGGGCTCCAGGTGGAGACTATTTCTTGAGAGCAATTCGTTTTGGTGATACAGATCCAATGCTTCATCTTTTCAAAGCAGCGGGGTATAAAATTGAAAAAGATCTAGTTTCAGCAAATACACAAGTAGTATATTTCCCAGTACATTCTGGTCACCCAAGATCTGAAAAAGATGTAACATTATTTGAGAAGATTGCACTTGCTGCTACTGCTCAAAAATATTGGTCAGATAATGGTGTTTCTGTTACCCTTTCGTTTGATAAAGATACTGAGACAAAGCATATCGCTCCAGCTCTTCATATGTATGAAGGCCAGCTCAAAGCGGTATCATTCTTGCCCATGGGAAATACTGTTTATCCACAACAGCCATATACACAGATTAGCAAGGAAGAATATGAGTCATATATTGGCAAGATTAAGAAAATTAATTGGTCTGCTATTTATGACGGGGTAGGAAATCTTGATTCTGTAGGAGAAGCATATTGCACTACGGATAGCTGTGAGATAAAAATTGGATAAAGTGGTTTTGTCAAGTACAAAACTGCTATAATCTGGTATACTTATGGTTATGAACAATCCAATTAGCCCTTTTATCAATCCAAAAACTGGTAAACCTATTGTTAATAATGTCCGTCGCCAAGTTATTGAAAAAAAATATAACTGGGGCCTATATGTTTATAAGAAATCTAATGGAAAGTGGTTTACTGACGGAGAGGGAAATGTTTTAAATATTCCTGCAGTGCGTGGAGACCTTACAAAGATTTCTGAACTTAAACAAGCAGCAAAATATTACGGAGATGATGGCGAGGGAGAAGCTGTTTTTGTTCCAGGTTTAACCAGAGTTTCAGAAGAAGAGCATTCAGAGCAAATGGATAGATTTAAAAATGGATTGCTTCCATCAATGAATGATCTCGGCGCAATTCATGCTGCACAGCAAACATTAAAGACTCACGGAAGAGATGCATACGAAAATGAGTAATGATTTTGATTATATCCAAGCCTCTTTAAATACACAGAGTGATGAAGAAAGCATTTTTAAATCTCAAGATCCGTTTGGAAAATCATGGGACGTATTAAAAGACTACTCTGGAATAGATCAAAACTTTAAGAGGAGAACAAGCAGAAATATTAGTAAGTATATATCTACTGAATCTCCAGGATATCTAGAATCTGCAAATGCAAACCCGTCTGGACAAAATGCACAATCAAAAGCTATTAATCCTGGTACAGTTTATAGAAATGGGTATGGACTATTTGATGTAATTACTCCTCCATACAACATGTACGAACTTGCTAATTTTTATGATACAAATTTTGCAAATCATGCTGCTATTGATGCAAAAGTACAAAACATAGTTGGACTTGGATATCGTTTTGATATTACAGATCGCACACTGCTTAACTTTGAAATGGCTGATGATGAGGGTAAGGTAGAAAGAGCAAGAAATAGAATTGAACGTGGAAAAATTGCTATGCGTGATTGGTTAGAATCACTCAATGATGACGATAGTTTTATTTCTACTATGACAAAAGTTTATACTGACGTAGAAGCTACTGGAAATGGATTTATAGAGATTGGACGCACCGTTGCAGGAGAGATCGGCTACATTGGCCATATACCAGCAACTACTGTTCGTGTTCGTAGGCTAAAAGATGGTTTTATTCAAATTATTGGTCAGAAGATTGTTTATTTTAGAAATTTTGGTGCAAAAAATCAAAATCCAGTAACAGATGATCAAAGACCAAATGAAATTATTCATATTAAGTCATACTCGCCACTCAACACATTCTATGGTATCCCAGATATAATCTCTGCTCTTCCATCACTAATTGGAGATCAACTTGCATCTCAGTATAATATTGATTATTTCCAAAATAAAGCTGTTCCAAGATATGTAATTGTTACAAAGGGCGCAAAGCTATCTGGAGATGCAGAAGATAAGATGTTTAGATTTTTGCAAACAGGTTTAAAGGCACAAAATCATAGAACACTATACATCCCCCTACCTGGAGACACAGATAATAATAAAGTTGAGTTTAAGATGGAGCCAATTGAAAATGGTATTCAAGAAGGCTCGTTCAAAGAATATCGCAAGCAGAACCGTGATGATATTTTAATTGCTCATCAGGTTCCAATTTCTAAGCTTGGCGGTAGTGATTCAGCAGCCATTGCAGCAGCATTATCGCAGGATCGCACATTTAAAGAGCAGGTGTCTAGACCAGCACAAAGAGACCTAGAAAAGGTTGTTAATAAAATCGTTAAAGAAAAGACCGATATTTTAGAGCTTAGGTTCAATGAGTTAACCTTAACAGATGAAATAGCACAGTCTCAGATTATTGAAAGATATGTAAAGACTCAGGTTATGACTCCAAACGAAGCTCGTGAAAAGCTAGACCTTCCACAAAGACAAGACGGAGACGTTCCATTTGTTATGAGTCCTAGACAGGCTACAGATGCAAGGGCAAATCTAGCAGGAAATCGTCAAAGGGATGTTGAAAGAACTAATAACAACTCAGACTCATCATCCACAATTTCTGGAAGAAATCCACAGGGAGAAGGGCGCTCATCCACATAATATCCACATTTGCTTAAAATGTTTGATATAATTGAGCTGACATGATTATTAATAAAGCCCATTGGGTTACAGACGGAGACAATGTTCGCTTTTCAATGCCAATCGGCAAGGTAGATCAGGAGCGCAGAATTGTTTCTGGCTTTGCTACTCTTGACAATGTTGATAAGCAAAATGATATTGTTACCACAGAAGCAAGTTTA